TGATGTTTCTTGTTTAGGATTAGGATAACCCACTGCAACGTGACCGCCTGCACATCTCAAATTAGTATTATTAGATGGCGGTTGGTTAACACGTCGATCATACACATTGAAATCTGGTTCACAACCAAATGTACGTGCTTGTTTTGATTTCAAATAAATTGGATTAATCATAGCACTTACAGATTTATTCAATGTATAACCATTAGCTTCTGCTAATACAGTTAAATAATCTTGAACATATTGATGATGTTCAACCCATTCTTCTGATGTAGCACATGGTGGAATATTATACTCAAACATTATGCCATCCTCTTGAATCATGTGACCATTATCAGTGATTGGCATTGGATTTTGTTTATTACCGCCTGTTAAACCTTCAGCAGATACAATTTCAATTTCATCCTGAATAAAAATCTCAGGATCTGAACCTAGTGTTATGTTATGTTTATTCATTTTGTTATAAATTTAGTGTATTTTTAATTAATTTTAAACACAATTGTTTTGTTTCTTCTGGACAATTTGCAAATTCTGGATGACCTTGAATGCATAAAGAATTACTATTATTATAGTATACAATCTCGCATTCTAAGAAGTTAGTTGGTAATTCTTTTTCCTCATCATTACCATTTAGATATGTATCACTTAAATAATATTTAGATGCTGCATGAATTGTATATGCTTGTGGATCTAAATTGTAAGGATACATCATTTGATGATGTGTTGAGGTCATTTCATATACATTACCATTTCTAAGTAGTTCAATAAGATGTGAATTACCATGATTTGCAACATGTTGAATCAATGAACCACCTGAAGCTACTGTTAAGAATTGTGCACCTCTACAAATTCCTAATTTAGGAATTTTACTACTCAATCTGTGAAACATATAATCAAATTCAAATTCATCACGTTTACGATTAGTAAATGTACGTGAACCTATTTTCTCACCATAATGTGCAGGTGATACATCTTCACCTCCTGCAAATAATATTAAATCAATTTGATCATCGATATTCATATTTTTAGCACAAATTGGATTAACATCATATGCTAAATTTAAAAAATCTATATAATTACGAGGTGTATCATTTGAATTAATTAATACGTTTAGTTTCTTTTTAGTTTCTTTCATGTTATTTTAATAAATCATTAATAATATTTTTTGCAACATCGCAATTAAATTCTTCAGGATGATATTGAAATCCCCATATTGGTAATGCAGTATGTCTAAATATTTCAACAACTGTATGTGCTACACTAGTAGATTTAACAATACCATTTTTATCAAATTCTCTCCATGTACTAAGGTTATTAGTATCTGAATAACATCCTTCATACACTTGTGAATAAGCAATAACTTCTAAATCATCACCTAGTTTCTTAACTGATTGATGATGCATTGAATTTACAAAATGAAATCCATCATTATCAATAAATTGGATCTCTTGATCTGTAGAACTTCTACTACCTCCTTGTTGATGACCAACAATATGTTGATTCAATGTACCACCAAACCAAGTATTCAATCGTTGCATACCTCTGCAGATACCTACAATTGGTTTACCTGCACGAATAAACTTTGGTAATAACATATCATCTAGATATTCATAATGTTGATTACCTCTACCTGTCATAACTCCTGGTGCTTCACCATATGTTTGTACATACACATCTGCACCGCCTGGTAATACAAGCATATCAACTTCATTTTCAATGTTATCTAAATTATCTAATGTTGAAATTAATCTAACATGACCAAACTGACTCAAGAATTGCATATATGGAAATGTCTGACCTACTTTATTGTCAGAACAATCTGCATACACACCTATAATTTTATTTTGTTTTTTCATTGTATTTTTTTGTTAATAATTTTGGCAATTCTATTTTATATTTTTCTAGTGTCATTTCACCAAAAGATGGTGCTGAATTGATTTCTACAACAATAAAGTTTGGATCATTTCTAAATTCTCCATCTTTATCTGTGTTATTCTGAACTCTTAAATCACATGCACCGAAGTCAAGTTTACAACTTTTCAATGCTCTCACACAATTATCAACAATAGTTTGCCAATTGTTAGGTTTATCAAATAGTTCATTTTCTTCTAAAATCCATATGCAGTTATCATCATGTCTTTGCCATGAATTTGGATGATCTTTAAACTCTTGTTTAAGCATCTTTCTGCATGAATAAAAGCAACCATTTTCTGTAACATGTAATCTATATTCCTTGTTATAGTTATAATACTTCTCAAAGATATAGTTGGTTAGCTTTTTATTAATTAACCAAGATTGTAACTCAATCTGTGATTTAATCAATGTATTACCTGTACCTCTGCTACCATAGATATGCTTTGCAACTAATGGATATTCCATGTCTGATGGTTTGATATCAAAATCTTCACTTTCAGTAGTATTACTTCTATCTTGAAAGTGATTTCCATCAAAACAATACCATACTGCTGTTTGAACACCTTCTTGGCTAAAACATTCCTTCATTTGAAACTTATTAGAGCTGTTTCTAATAGCTTCTCGTGAATTCAATTCTATTCTAGTACCCTTTAATGTAGCAGGATCTGTAAGCTCTGTTAGAGAGCCTAATCTAATCACTGATCTAAATGGTAATTTAACCAATTGATATCTTAATTGAGAATGACTAGGATGTCTACTTCTAATCATAGGTCTAAAATTACCTTTTAGTTTTTTCTCAAGGACTGCTTTTTTAAATTTTAATGTTATCATATTATTCCATTCCGTATCTAGCTGTTAATAATTGATCGTCATTAAATGACATTTTGTGTTTTTTCCAATCACCTGATTCAATTTTATGAGCTGTGTTTGTTCCACAATTGAAAATATATGTATAACATTCTCCATATGGACTATCAATTACAACTCTATTATAATAGTTATCAGTACAGTCTTCCTCATAGCCTTCCAATCTGTCAAGGCTATGTAATACTTCTTTTTCTACAGCATATACTTCCATTTTTACAGAAGTAGATCCGTTTTCTTTCAATGCTGGATAAGAACCTAATGAAAATAAATCATATACAGGTTCTGTATCAAATTCTCCTACAAATTTAGAATTTCTTAAAAAATGATGATTGTGTAAATCTTGTCGTAAAGATCCATACACAGCAACCAACTCGTGATCTTCAATCTTTTTTGTTTTTGGATTAAAATAAGATGTTTTCATTTTAAAATGGTAATTTTATTAGGTTTAATAAATATTCTTTTGCTATTATAGCACCGTGATTTTTAACTAAATCACTAAAATCTTTTGATTGATAACCTTCATCTATTTCTATCTGAATTAAATCATAATCATCTGCTAGTTTAATACCAAACTGTCTGCCCCAATTCTGTTCTTTATCATAATCATTGTCATACAACAAAAATAATGTATCAAATCTACGACGTAATTGATCAATAATATGATCTTTTGGTCTTGCAGCTTCTGTTTGTAAACTAATTGCTGGTATTCCACATACATCATGGATAGCCATAACATCTTTTAATGATTTAGTAATAATTAATGACTCTCCTGTAACAGGAAGTTGTTCCCAACCTTGCCACACAGATTCATTATGATTATTTAACCATTTATAACTAGGATTAGCTGGTTGATAAATCTTGTAAGTTTCCTTATTATCTTTAAATTCCTTAAAGCAATATGCATTTTTATCTGCAGGAATGATTTTATCACCTATAAATACATAACTAATTGGCTCTACATTGTATTTAATCAATGTATTCTTAGTAATAGCATATTGATTCCAAAACGCAAGATCTTGAATTGTCCAATCTCTAGATTTTTTTCTTAAACTGTGTGTGTTTAAATCAGAAATAATATCATCTCTTGTCTTTGTATAAGGTGTAGTGTTTACATTTGTTCTAAATGTATTTTTGATATAAAATTCATCCTGTAAATTAGCATCTAATGCAATTTTACTTAATGCTTCAAAATATGTCAATCCAAACTTCATTTGTACAAATTTTATACAATCGCCTGAACCTAACACAAAATCTTTAAAGCATAGCTCATGATTTTCACCAATAAAGAAACCAAATGAAGGTTTTTCATCAGTTCTTAACGGAGATTTCATATTACCTTTAGTAGTAATATCTTCATCCATGTACATTCTATATATTTCCAAATCTGTTAGATATTGAAACAATAGATCTTTTGTAACTGTTTTTTTATTTAAATTAATTTGCATGTTTCATAATATTTATTTTAGTTATTAATTGTTACTAGTGGGGGAATCGAACCCCCATCTAAGCAGCTGATTGCTACTCATGTTACCATTTACACCAACTAGTACCCCTAGTATTCTACGCATAGAATCTAGAATTTGATATTACAACCAACTTGTAGTTGGTGCAGTTGTACCATTAGATTCTAAAGATACTGGTGCCTGAACATCATCTTCAACAACTCTTTCCATCAAATCATTATATTGTGGTTTTGATGGATTAGAAGTTTGACGCAGTCTTGATGGACTAGCACCTGCTTCCTCGATGAAATCAAAGTTTTTGTAAATACCTAAATATTTTTTAGGTGAACCCATAGTTCCATAAGTAACAAAGACATTTACTTTCTTATTAACTGCATTTTGTGCAGTTAATTTCATACAAACATCTACTGCCTCTTTAGCAGAGTTAACTGGTGGAAACTCATAATCTTTACCAAGCACTGATCGCGCAATAGATAATACTTTACCAACTGAAAGTTTAGCTAAACTCTCGTTCTTAGCATCATCAAATTGTGCATTTGGTGTTGGATAATAGATACCCATATTTACTTGTGCTTTATTATTGTCTGTAAAAATAACTTTGTAATCTGGCGCATTATCTGCCATATCAGCCGTTTTCTTCTCAACACTAATTGCAACGTTTTCAACTTTTCCCGCTTCTCCATTATTAAAAATCACTGTTCCTTGTGATTTAAATTCTTCTCCATTTAAATTAAAACTCATATCTATTATTTTTTAAAAATTATTATTTGGCTTATAGTACTTTTTATAGAAGTATAACTATTCTTTTAAGAAAATTTGTGACCAATCTACTTTTAAGTTACCTGCATCATCTGATTCAATTAGTGTAACTTTTTTGTTTTTTAGATGTTCACTCCTTGAACCACAAATAATTGATTCAGAAGGTGCAAAGTTTACAATAGTTTGATTTTCATCTCTATACATATAACCAATTGCATCAACTTGTGAACATAGAATAGCTGCTGATTTACCAATCAAATCTAGACCACGCTCAGTCATTTCTTTACCTTCTTTCTCGACTAATTTGTCTTTTAGGTGTCCAAGAATAATCAATATGTCAAAACATTGTTCTAACTCCTCAAGTACTAACCATAGGGCTTGGCGAGTATATTGATAACCTGCACCATTGGGCAATGTAAGCACGTTATCACCTTGAAAGTTTCTACCCATAGCAGTTTGTTTGTACAAAGATACAGCAATGGGCATTACCATATCTTCCAACATACTGATGGTGTCGATAGCTCCATACTTATAAACAAAACCATTATTTTCTTTATTGGAACTTTTCAACTTGTCAATAATCTGTTTTAACACAGCTATTGGAGTTTGATTGTTTGCTCTTGATATTTCCAAAATATCAATCTTTACAGCATCAACATAAGAAGAACCACCTTCTAAGTCTAATATTAAACAATTCTCTAAATTACTTAAAGCTGTGGTTTTACCAACCTTTGGTTTACCAAAAATAATAATCTTTTTTGGATTAATTCTTGTAGCTTTAACTTTTTTTAAGGGTAATTCTATCATTTTATAATAACGTATTCAACGTCATGTTTAAATTTGTAAACTGATTTCTAAGATTATATTTACTAATTCTATCATATGCAGCATAAGAAGTTAGACCTCGAATATTATATTTTCTTATAGCAGGACATCTGCTAAATACAAAATATTTATTTTCTTCCTTTAATAGTCGTTCTTCTTCATTTAATAAGAATAAAAACACGTCTTTTACATTTGTTTGTGGAAAATAACATTTACATATTTTAATAAAATCATCTAAACTTCTATATTTTGATTCAACACATTGTTGCGTTCCATTTTTATAGTAAGTTGCAGGTGCATATTTAAAAGCTGTTGTTACAACATCATTTTCAATTTTTTGAGCATATAATGTATAATATATATCTTCAATAGATTCTATCTTTTCATTACTGTCAAATTTCATTTTACGAGTTTTATTATAGTATTCATCTAACTTTTCAATACTATCCACGTCTGTTTTTTTCATTTAGTTTCTGATTTTTTTTATAAATTCGTGTACGTGTTTGATAGCTTGTGTATCTGTTGGCAGTGGTAATTCTTTAAAGTAATTTACTGCACCATCAAAATACAATGGGCATATTGTACCACCACCGCCTTCACGACCACCCAAGATTTCTAAGAATCTTATATTATCTTTAAACACTGTAATATCATAGCCTAAATAATCAGGTATTTCATGTCTAAACGGACTAAATAAGCCAATAATATAATCAAAATCTCGTTGCGTTGTTTTATTGTCAGCAAGACCATCAAGAGAAGGTTTTAATTTGTTATACTTTTTATTCTCTAAACTTTCTTGCGAACTCATTTGTTGTTGGATAGCTACTGGTATATATTTAAACCTATTTCTAAGTTTAACAAAATAATCAGAACTTAGTTTACCTATAGTCTCGTGAAGAGTCATAGCCATACCATTGTCTGGATTTTTTTCTACAGTTAATAAACTAATATGATCGACAATTACAAAGACATATTCTTCAGGATCATTTGGTTCATAATGATCTTCTACTTTAATAACTTGACCATTATTGTTTATCTCTCTATATATAACCTTACCATTATCTAATGCGTAATTTCTAACCAACTTGTAAATGCCATATGGATTTCTAACATCATCAATAAACTCAACAACTTCTTCAATCTTTTTAAAGTAAGGTTCATATTTTTTAATTATCTCCAATATTTCCTCAGATAATATTCTATCTGCTTTAGTGGATCTCAAATCCTTGGGAGCAATCCTAATACCTTCTTTAACATATAATATATTTGAAAATGCCGATAACATTTTTTGTTCAGCTGTCATTTCAAGAGTAAAATAAAATATTTTTAGTCTTACATCTAAACCGTTATCAATAACTTGTTGAATTGTGTTATATAGAAATAACCAATCAGCAATTTGTGATTTACCAACCTTTGAATTAGCAGTTATCAAAAATGATTTACCTTGTTCTATACCTGCCAATTCATTCTCAAATCTTGGCAGTCCAAGTGGTATACAATTTATTCTACCACTTAACAATCTATCACGTTTGCTTTCTATAATGCTTAATGTTCTGGAAAATAAGCTATTTTCACTCATATATTATATTAATTTAATGTTGTTGTCCAATCATCAACTTGTACATCATTTACTTCATCAATAAATGCTGACAATCTAGAACTCTCACCATGAGCATCTTTCTTAAATATAAAATAATCTGCCTGTTGTATAAATCGCAAATCATTTAGTGACCTGATATACAATTTAGCAGCTTTTAATATATCTTCTTTTGTATAAGATGGATTCATTTGCATCCATTTATACATCTTATCTCTACAGCTAATCTCAGAGCCCATACTTCCTGGTTTTAAACCTTTCCATAAAGCTCTGAATTCCTGTATGAAATCATTAAGTTCAGCATTGATTGCTCTTGATGATTTCTTTACCAATTTTTTATCTTTTACAGAATTTATACTTTCTATTTCTAAAAATTCTATTAAAAGTTTACCTTTTTCCCTTATTGTGATTTCTTCATTGTTGTTTATGTTTAGTTTTATAAATTGTTTATCTTGTAAACTATTCAAATGATTAATTGATGTTTTTCTTAATGAATTCTCACTCAAATATAATAGTGTAACGAACTCATCAACTGAAAGATTCTGCTCTGATAATAAATTAAAATCTAATATAAAAGCTTTATCTTTCATTAATTATAAAATTTCATCAATAATAATATCTTCATTTAAAGATAAAACATAATCATCTGCAACATCACTTGGGACCATTCCTGTTGCATAACATAACGGACAGTCTACATATTGAAAGCCTTTGGTTTCTTTAGCTTTCATAAACTGCTTCGCTCCTAAACAATTCGGACATTCTTCTTGACTCATACTCATAATCTTCTAATCTATTAATATCTAAATAATCTGAAATTTGATGGATTGTATAATTCATACCCAAATCTTCTTGAAGCTTTTCAGCAATAATAATAGGGTTGCTTGTTTTGTATTCATAAGATACTAAATCAATACCAACAGCTATTTCTCTGTATAATTTTTTAGACATATTGTTAATTTAAAGCGTTAATAATTTTATTACATTCATTAATATAATAATCATAATTTAAATCATATGGACCCTCATTATACTTATTAAATGTTGTGCATTTGTATCCAGCTTCGAGATTTTCTTCTCTATCACCTGGATTTACTTTAACATCATCTATAACATCAAATATATTTAGTTGATTTGCATCAACTTTTGATTTATATTTGTCAGTTTCTGTTAAAAAGTTCTTTTCCAATGGATCTAGCTTCTTAACTAAATCTACACCATCGTTTGAAACATAATAGCGAGTCATTTTAGACATCTCTTTTACAACAAGAGTATTATCTATCCACTCCTTACTAATAAGCTCGTTAGAACCTTTCATTTTAGCTCCTAAACAAAAATCATATATATGATAATTATTAGCAAATGAATAATCTGAATTACTCAAATGATTGTAAATGGTTTGCTTAACAGGTGTATTATTTATAAAGTAATTTGCTAAAGCTAATGGTACGATTCGTTTGCTATGATTTTTGTGAAAATCCCTATCAATTTCAAACACACCTTTAAATTTAATTACTTTATCATCAATAATATTAATATAATTATTTACATCTCTAATTATGATCTTGCTACAAACTTGTGTTTCTAATGGTATATTAACTATCTGCTCTACTTCCTTGCATGCAGTAATAATATCATTAACACTGTGTCGTGGTATCTTGTACATAGCACCGTCAGTGTTTTCAAATATTATTTCCGCATCTGGTATAACATCAAATACTTTTTCTGTTAATAGGGTGAGAATTAATTGACCATTAATACAAATTGCTAGCTGCCATTTAGGATCATATAAATAAGCATACTTGTCTTTACTTAAACCATAACTACCATTTAGAATAATTTTTAATACATAGTTACGAGGATCTTTTTTATCATAGAGCTTTCTATCTTTGTAAAATCCTTCATAAATACGATTAAATATTGGCTCAGGTATATGTTTAGGATGTAACTTATTCCTAAATGATATATGTGGATAAAATGATGCATAATCTACATCTATTAGCACATAATCATCATTTGTTTCATATATACCTGCTTTACCAAAAGAATGTAACCCACCCTCTGCATACTCTCGTATGACATTCTTGTAAGGTGTTGAAAACTTAATCTTGTTTAATGCTTTCTCTGAATCAATATCATACTCCCACATAGATTTGTTAAACCTATCTAATGTTTCTTTATTAATATCATCATTGAATTTCAGATAATCAAATATAATATCTTTTATAAATATTTTACTTCTGTATGTACGCATCTGTGTCAATTCTTTAACACTGATACCCATCTCTTTAGATAAATATTTACCAAATATATCTTTTGACATCTTAATCTCTGAAGCATTCATCAAATTTAACTCTTCGTGATTACTATAGAACTGTCTAATCTCTATATGCTTTAAAGATTTGTTATAAAACTCCTCTGTTGCATTAATATCATTTTGACAATAACTAATAATGTTATCCATTTGTTCTGATGTTAAGATTGTACCTGGTTTGTAAGGTAAATCTTCAACATTTTCCAATCTCATTGCGAACTCTAACCATTTAAGAGAAGTTGATTTGTTTTTATTATCATAATGCCATATCTTGTATAAATCTAGTTGTGGAATAATAATTTGATTATCCCATATACTACTATACTTTGTGGCTATTACGCGTGTAACTTCTTCAAATATTTGGTAAGAATTCCAATCTTTATTATTTTTCAATATTGTGTTATGTAAGATAGGATAATCAAAATTTAGATTATTAAATCCTATACCACCTTTTACATTGTTGTAAAGAAATCTTCTTAACTCTGCAGTTTGGTTTACTCTATCACTTATTTCAAAATAATAAAACGTGCCTGTTTTTATTGACTTAAACATGGCTAAAAACATATTAGGATATGTTTCTAAATCATAAATAAATAATTCTTTTTCTACTTCATACTCAATCATTTAGGTTTCTATTTAAAATATATATCTTATCGTATTCCAAGGTATAATATCATTATGTAATGTTTTAAAATCATTAATGAAATGTACCTTATCAAGATGATGATATCTAATATTATCTCCACCGTATTGAGATATCTTAGTTTCTTGTATTTCAGGAAACCATAACAACTCCTCACCTGGTAAATTATTTATTATATTGTAATCATGCTTTGCTTTATTGTGTGTTAAGAATATAACCTCAGCTAGTACTTCATCTTTGTATTTTACAATAGAATCAACTAATTCAAACAACGCTGTGTATTCTTCTAACCAACCATCTACTACAATAACAGGACTAAAATTTATATGCACATCATAACCTGCCTCCACAAAATCATTTATAGCATATATTCTATCTATAATTGATGATGTATTAGGCTCAAGTTTATCAGCATATACTTGTGGCATTAATGAAAATCTAATTCTAATCTTTTTGTTTGGATTATACTCCAACAGTTTCTTGTTCACATACTTTGTAGCAAATGAACCCATCGCTAAATCATGGTGTTTAAAGAAATCAAATATCTTTTTCCAATCATAATATTTAGCATGCAATGCCAAATCTTCATTACAACCTAAATCATATGTGATATACTTGTAATGTGTTTGATTAGGCTTATCTGTTGTATCAAAATATACATGAGAGTTTATTTCTGTTAAAATATCATTTATATTTGTTGCAACATCTAACCCTGATGACTTATGACGCTTCATATAACAATATGTACAGTTATATAAACAACCATAACCAAAGCTAGGAGCAATAAAATCTGTACTCCTACCTGATGGTCTAATCATCATTGATTTCCTAACTAACTGTTTTACAATCATTTCACACTTTTATTTTTATATATCGGGTTAAATTAAACACTGCTAATGTAATCCAAATGATTGCTGTAATACTATACTCCATGCAATCTTTTACAAAAAAAGATATGCAAATCATATATAATACAAAATGTAACCCTTTAAAAAATTTCATCATGTTGTTAAGGTTTATCTGTTAAACAAAATTCTTCAATAATATCTGAGCCATAAGACCCATTACTACTTTTATAATAAATTTCGTATTTAGGTTGATCTGTACATAAAGTAAATGGTCTTGATATCATCATTTTAGTTTTATCTAATTTTAGATATACAACATCTCCTCTTTTGTATTTATAAACAACAGGTTTTTCTATTTTTTCATTACAACCTGTTAGTAATATTAATAATACTATAATTAATTGTTTCATTTTAAAAATATTTTAAGTGTTTTACCATCATCTTGAAATTGTATCTCAACATCCTTAGCAAAATAGTTTGTGTATGCTCTACCATTATATGGAAACGAATGTTGTATAACTTCAACTCTCGTTACTTTTGATGCATCGTTTTGTTCTGCTTGCCATTTAGCACCAAATAAAGCACCTCTTTTAAACCATTTTGCATTATAACCTGCTTCTGCTTGATTAAAGTTGTGTTGTGATGCTCTAAATAACCCCTCTTTTGTAGAAACTTCTTCAAGTGTTTCTTGTTTAGGTTTTGCTAAACCACCCCAATAGGTAATAGGTTTACCATTTTCATCTGTTTGTTTAAGTTCTTCAACTACTCTTTTACCCCAAGTATCTGGATTACCTATTTCAGATTTATCATTGTCAAATCTTTCAGAATACTTTTCAGGTCTTTGTTTGTGTGTATCAATCAACTCCTTAACACCTTGTCTCTTCTCGTCGTTGAAGATATCTTCTAACTTGATTTCTTTTTTCATAATAGCATTGTTACTTTAATTACTGGACAACTTAATTTGTGATTACCATTTTCTAAACCACAGTATTGACATTTATTATTATTCCAAAACATATCACAATTATCTGCATCAGATTCTCTATTGAAAGAACCATATGATTGCCGTGATTCATTTGTTGGTGCAGTATATCTGTAACACTTTTCTTTTGATGGGCAATGTATATCCCTACATTTTGCTATATCACTCATGATTTTTTTCTTGTTTAATTATATAACAAATTCTTTTTTTCTTATTATATATTACATTTTCTTTTGGTATTATTTTTACTTCACTTTTTAATACTTTGCAAGGTTCATCATAATAATAAATGTAATCAGGATCTGTTTCTAAAATCACACCTGCTTCACAAATGTCATGTTTCATACCTGGTGGTTGAAAATAAATTGTATTATTCATAATTCTTTTTCTTCTTTATAAATTTTTAATAATTCTCTTACGTTTTCAAAATCATAAGGTCTTTGTTTTAATTTACAAACTCTAATCCACTCTGCAAATGCAATAGCAAAATCTTCTGCTATATATTCCATAGTTCCTGCTTCTCCTTCAGTTACTTTAGTTCTATGATTTGGTCCTATCATAATATCTATTTGTGTAAATTTTTCTATTAGTGTCATAATTTCTTAATTTCGTTTTTAACTTCTTCCCAAAATGGTTTCATTACTTCATAACAATGTTGTAATATTTCATTACACACATATATAGCTATGTCTTTAGCTGTTAAATGATTCTTATCATGAGATAGTTCATAACACCATCTCATATATGCATCATTGTATAATTCTTTTGCTTTATCTTTTGAATTCATATTTTTAATTATTTATTATTTAATCTAACAAAAAAAATGTGAGCTACTAATATAATATTATATTTTCACTCACATTTTCTAACTAACTAACTATTAAACAAACATTATGAAGTTCATTTGGCATAAGTATGAGATTCGAACTCATTTAAGATGTTTTACCTTATAAACTAACTTATGCTTTTAAATATCCTGTAACGAAGACATATTATAACAGGTTTCTTCAATCACTTCTGTGATAGTTCGGAATATTTAATATGATAAAATTTAGAAAGATGGGAAGTAACATTCTCCCCATCTTTAATTATTAGTTAATCTAGTGGCTAGTGCTAGAAAGTACACTATAACTTTACTCTTAATGACCTAATACAATAAATTGTTTTCAGCAGATTGATGAGGTTTATATTATAGCACACTTGTGACCATTTTACTTAACCGTTAATTTTTCTAAATTTAATTTTAATTGGTCCAAGTTTTTAATACTTGAAACAATTTCACTTTGTGTTGTAGTTATTTGATTAGTTCTATGCTCTATTAAATTTGCTTTAATAGCATCTAGTATAACTAATTGTTGTTGTTCTGTGAATTTATCAGCAATGTAATGAGCTAATCTTTTTGCTTCATCTGCTGCTAATAAATTGTTACCTGGGATATATCTATGCATGTAATGCGTAACCCATCTGTTAAATCTCTTTTTCATTACTTTAAAAATGTTATTGGCACTCTTAAATCAAAATTGATTTTAGCTTTTGATAGTGCATTAATAAAATAATTTCTCATTTCATCACGTGTTTTAAATTTAACACCTTGAAATTGATGGTTTGGTTTCTTGTTTTGTTTTTGTAAGTTAATCATAATTATTTATTTAAGTTGTTAAACATTTGTAACCCAATGTGTTCAGGTAATACTACTTTAGTTGATGTAATGACAGTATATTCTTTGTCTTTATCATCAAATCTATAATCGTTCAAAACAAAATTCCAATAGACATTCCACAGAAGAGTCATTTCTGGTTTGGATATGTAACCTAATTTGAAATATTTGTTTTTAATCAATGATAACTCATCGATTTGCACTAATCTCAAATGATTTTTGATTTCATTTGATAAACAAGCATTAAGCATAGATGATACTTTAACACCATTGTAACCTTGTTTTTGTAAGTTTGTAATTGTTTTCATAATTTTTATTTAGTTAGTTATTAATTATTTGTTGTTAATATGAGATAATTTAGATTTTAGTTTTTCTCTATATTTTTTACCTATTGCACTTTGAACAGCTTTGCAGCCATCGCATCGACATCCTTTACTATAAGAACTTTTACTTGGGTGTTTTTTTAACTTTTCTGTATCAATACCTCCTTGTAATTTTATTCTACCTTTATCAAATCCATCTTGCCAATTTTCTTTAGGTGTTCCTAAAAATAAATGTTCAGGATTTACACATTTTCTATTATCACATGTGTGACAAACATACATTCCTTCAGGTATTTTACCATTATGTAATTCATAAGAAATTCTATGTGCATCTATAACTTTACCATTAAGTTTAAAAGCACCATAACCTCCTCTAATTGCAGCTGTCCATATCCAGCAAGTATCTGTTTTTTCTATTTTATTTAAAAATCTTTCCATATATTTATATTATATTATTTAGTTGTCAAGGTGAGATTCGAACTCACATAACACTCCCACCAAGGGAGTAAGTCTAATATGGTTAATTACTCCATACCTGCGTCTACCATTCCGCCACCTGACTATTTTATTAGCACCCTCTTTCATTATATGAAGTGGAGTAGGGTCACGTAGTTACTGGATGAACCCAAATAACTACTTGCTGAGAACTCATTTGTGTTGTAGTAGACATCAATATCTACTCTTTCTCACCTAGTATTCCTTTCTCAAGGGAACAACACATCTACCATTACTGATAGTATCTTTATGTAAATAATATTTAGACCTTATACTGAACTAATCCTGGTAGTATCTAATCTGAATTTACAAAGGTATTCAATGTTTAACCTTTAATTAATCATATTACCTACTGATTTCCCCTTACAGACAGTCTTGGCTTATCTTAGACTTCCAGTGCTGTACAACACTTTGACTTAGGGAGTACTGATGATAAAACTAAACACACCCATCAAGATTGGTAGGGATTATTAGTGATAACTTTCGTTTTACGCATTGTATATTCAGCAACTAATATCTTCTTTCCTAATACTAAACAAACATAACACCTCTTGATAGTGTTGTAATATGAAGGGAAATTACTCACTGTTATCGTCCCTTGTGCATTGATACAGCTTTTATATCTCTATTACTTATTTGTCTTTCTATGTGTTTAGTTTTTATTAATTATTTTTTAGTACGTCTAGGTCTACCTTTTTTAACTAATACTTCATCAGTTTTAGTTACAGGTTTCTTTGTTGGTACAGTTTTTTCTTTTACCACTTTTTCAATGTGTGGTGTAAGTTTTCTAGTAGGTAAGTCTTTTTCTTGACTATTCAAATAATCTTGTGCACAACCTATTTCACCACATATTTGAGGTGTTGGACATGTTGTTTCACAAATAATTGGTTTAGTTTTGATAAGATGACTTGTAATTACTACTGCTAAAATAATTAAACCAAATAAACCTAACATCATTAATGCTACTAATAGTACATTCATAATAATATAAAATAATTAATTAAAGTGATTTGCCTAATCACTCAATACCTCTAAGAGTCAAAGATTGTTATTTGTTCATTTCATGGTCCATACCTGCAAATACAGGTAATGTAATTGGTGAGAACAAATATATCAACCAAGCTGATGCTGAAACATCTTGTGGTGATTTATGTGCACCTACGATTCTACCAAACATATATAAATATGCAAGAACTGAATAAAAAATAAATAATGTTGTCATAATGTTAATTGTTTTTAAATATGTGATTTTACTAATGTGAACATAAATATTCCCCATACTATAACCAAACCTATCTTGGCTACGTTGGCTGCTAATTGAATTGAATCTTTTTTCATAATATTAATAGTTTGTTGTTAATGAATCTGATTGTGTTTCTACTATCTCTAATGAGACAAATTTATACTCTTTACTTGTGTCAGTAAATAATCTCTGAGCACATGACTTATGTTTACCTCCTAAAAAGAAAGCCATTGTGAGGATAGTTGTTATCCCCACAATTAGAAATGTTTCTTGTTTCATGATTACTCAAGATTTGCATCCATATCATAACCAATAATAACACTTGGTATCCAACCAAATACTAACATTAGCATTATAGTTGCACCATTTGTCATACAAGCTTTGTACGATAAATCAGATAATAAATATCCAATCATTCCCATTACACACCATGTAATAAGAAATGTAGCTATTACAGCTAACATAATTTTTGTTGATTTCATTTTGTTTGTTTTTTAATAGTTTGTTAGTTTTGCTTCAATTTTTCGTAAGAACTTATAGAGTCCGTATCCATAAGTTCTTGTTCCTAATAATGCGATTAATGTTTTCATAATTCAAAAACTTGAGATTCAAAAGCATTTAAATCGCTTTCATTTTTTCTATCTTCATAACATTGTTGACATTCGTGATGTTCATCACATGTACAAGTTAATTCAGGACTGATGCTGTATAACATTGCGTTATCAGCATCATTTTTTGCTATTTCACCTAACATCTCAAATGATGTAATTAATACAGATGAATTTCTTTTTATCAACATCTTGAGAGTATTTCTCAAATGATTTAAATCCATGTGGTCTACGTTAATTCGTGTACCACTTTTTGTTGTCCAATAAACAGCTTCCATATTAATATACTTCTTCTTCTATTAATATTGCTCGTTCAACACTAAATGGAAACTCAGGACTATCTTGGTCAATAGTTTCTTTTTCCAATAGTAATTCTTGTTGGTATGCTTTAGCTTCATCTCTGTCAATAAACATCTTTTTGTTGTGATTTAGAAAATGTTCATCACATTGATGTTGATACAATACTGTGTATACTTTCATAATTTTTTTGTTTTATTATTAGTTTTTTTGTTAGTTTTGTTGTTGTATTGTGTGTATATTGTATAACTTATTTTATTATGTGGTATAACAAAAAAGCTATATATAATATCTTGGGTAATGGAAAATGTGTGATAATAAATAATAGGATAATGGATGGATTAATATAGTCCAACATATACATTCCTATCACTTTTGTGAGAAAGTGTCTTAAATCGCCTCTAAATAGCCTTAAACGAGGTGTTATGATTTATTATCTAACTGCCAAAAACAAATCACCAACAGTTTGAGATATGTACGCTCACAAAAAAAATAATGTTGGCACACACACTCGGCAAATAATGTTGGCACAACAAGTGTGCAAATAACAGTGAACACACACAGTGAACACACAACGTCGGCACAAAGTGTTGGCACGAACAGTGAACAAACTATGTTGGCACACAAAGTAACCACAAACAAATACGCAAACTATGACAAAGAAAGTCAAAAAAATATAAGGCACCCGAAGGTGCCTGTATATTATGCCTCAACCTGAACATCAGATTTAGCAAGAATGCTTGCAAGACTACGAGTCTTGGCAACAATAGCTTGCGCAGGTGCGAAAGATTTAGGTACAAGAATCTCAACACCGTCCTGATTAGGACGAAGATGACAAATCAAAGTACCTGTAATACCTTTGGACACATTACGAGCTTGCTCAACATTCATTCGTAAAGACATATTTCTATTCACTGCTGATTCGTAGTCTTCATTTTTGAAGTCCTCAACAGATTGCTCAAAGCCATATTCATTAACAGCTCTGAAAGAAACAATAGCATACTCGCTACCGTCTTCCCAAATAAATGCGTCACCCTCTGAATCTGTGTAACCGACATAAGTAACCTCAATACCTTTATAAGGCACCATAGGTTGGTCAATTACAGGTTTAGACTCAATGATTTTCATAGCAATTTCTTTAGTAAATTCCATAATTTGCACGTATTGTAGCCGCCGCTATTGTTTGTATTGGAAGTTGCGATACAAGCATACTTTCCAATTGTTAGACATAGTTAGGAATATCTCGTGACAAAGCCACGGGTATATCCCAAAATTTTAAAAGGGTCGGGGCATGATTTTTGGTTAGATCACACTTACCATCATAAACAAATTTTTCAAAAAATAAAAAAAATTTTTTTTGCTAAAGGGGTCTCCATACCTCTACCAAAGTTTAGTTATTATTTATTATTATTATATATTATTATATATTATATATATATTCCTATTACGCGCGTGTATATAGCTTTTTTTTGCATTATGAAAAGTTTTTTAAAAATAATTGCAAAAAAATTTGGAAATGTCAAAAACATTTTGTATCTTTGTATCAAATATTAAAATTATGTATGAAGGAAACAACGAATTAGATGAACCATGGTTTGAAATCAACGTCTTAGATTCAGATCAACATCCTGCAGGTTTTATGACTTGGACACAGGGTATAACACAAGAGAATTATACAGTAATACTTCCAGATAAATCAACAGTTGATGTTAGGTTATTTAGAGATTTACAACAAGTTTACAACGAAGGAGATTATACAACCTATCTATTGCATAGATACCAAGAACTACAACAAGCATGACATATTTTAATGACGAGTGGAATAAGAAAGAAACTCCAACATACACAGAATGGTTCAAATCAGTTAAATTTTTAAAAGATAAAATTATTTTACCAGAAGGCACTACAATTGACAAGAATTCTTGGGTAAAAAAAGATGGATTTGATATAGATGGATTTAATAAAACATTGTTCAAGGTTTATAATGAACAATATCCCGTAAGCGATGGGAGAAGATACAAAAAGTAAATGAAAAAACCAAGATTCCAAATAGGACAAGAAGTATATCATATAACACCTGAATCAGATACAGGCGTTGTTATAGAAATAAATTACTCGTATGCTTTTAATATTCATACATACACAATAGCTACAGGTTGGGGTGTACAACATGAATGTGCAGAACACGAATTAAGTGATTCAAAAATATTTTAAAAAATAATTGATAAAAAACTTGCATGTGTCAAATTAATTTTGTACCTTTGCATCAAAATAATAAAATATGTTTATATCAGACTACATTGAAATAAAATTAAACAACCCAAGTGAAGAGTTCACACTGGGTATTCACCAACAAAGAGGTGATGCTATTGAAATAGATAAAGAAACAGGAGAGATCAAAGAAGATACGGAAGTAAGAGATATCTACAGACTCATATTTGGCTTTTTATTCTTTAACGTAATAATCTACTGGTAATGATATATCACATACACGACGTAATCAGACAAGATTTGATAGCAAATCAAAAAGATCTATTCAACATGCAGCATTATTACACGCATAAGTTCAGAAGTAATAACAGATTGATAGATATCAACGTTGGATTGTTCAGAAATGATAAACAACAACTAACAGCGCAGATATATGTTGCTGATAAACATTTAAAAATTAGAGAACAACTATTTTTAGATGAAAGAAATAATATAATTGATAATGATTTAATAATTAAACGCTATGAGTAAACAAACCTCTGAGATATTTATACATCATAAACAGAAGACAGGTATGCATACGCTTAATGGTATGTTAAATCAGTCAAATTTAGAGTTCCAAAAGAGAACAATACTGTTTGATGCTGTAAGAAACCACACAGATTTAGTAAAGACTAAACAATTCTATCCAGTTGATGATATATCAGAAGTAGAATTTGAAGTTGAGATTGTTTTATTAAGCTTAGAAAGATACAAAGAGCTTATTGAACTAGAAAATAACTCAAAATTAGACACGTATGGGATTTAACAAAGCTGGATTAAGAGCAAGTAAGCGCAGTGAAGACAGAACTGTTAAAAAGCATATTAAAGCTTTCTACAATATCATGAATGATATGGATGATATTGCTAAACAACTAAAAGGTATTGATGTTGAGTTCGATGAAGATAACATTGATGAGTATGTACTGCCAATTTATGGTAGAGAATTAGATCCTATGGAAAAGTTTTTAGTACTAGGTAAATTACATTACAAAGAAGATGAGCAAAAAAATAACGATAAGTAATATAAAGCAGTTCATTGAGGGTAACACACAGATGTTATTAGCTGAAGCAGGAATGCAAACTCCTCATTTAAAAGAACAAGTGGCCTATAGAATGTTAATATGCCAGTCATGCATGGAAGTGGGTAAATGTGAAGTGTGTAATTGTAGTGTTCCTGGTAAATTATATGTTAAAGAATCATGTAATAAAGGGGAAAGGTTTCCAGACTTAATGGGAAAGACTGAATGGGAAAAATATAAAATAGACAATGACATTAAATAACACATACACGATTCAAAGTAAGTCCTTACATGATCTATTAAATGATGTTGATAAGTTTACTACGAACATGAATACTTTTACCTCTAAGCATGATGGATACAAGTATAATATTAATATAATTAATAATAAATATAATAAAGAATTATGGGATGCTGAAATAATTATTAAACATGAAAAAAAAGTTACTCCTAAAGCATCTCAAGATGCTGTCGAACCATCTACATTACTATAATGGATTAGCTCCATTTCCAGTGTATGATACTGAATATGTAAGCGATGTAGATACTAAAATTAAACAAATAATGAAAGATAAAGAACACGATTATGATCAAGAACCCGTGGTGGCTTGTAAGTATTGCAAAAGTTTACATATTGTATCAGATGAAGTTGATAACAACATCTGCATGAAGTGTGGATCGATTAATGAGTTGCAAACTTTTGATAATATAAACAAATACCTCGAGTTTAAAAATGACAAAGATTCTTAATACAGAAAAAAGACAGTTAAAGACTGAACCAAAATTGCTAGTTGATCTAGACGAACAACAAAAAGAGTTTGTAGAATTGTTTTATCAATACGATGTAAACTTTTTATTAGGGGATTTTGGATCAGGTAAATCATTAGCTGCAGTGCATACAGCATTAAAATCATTTAGAAAAAAACAATTTGATAATATCTGGATCACACGACCAATGTTAAAGAATAGTTTAGCCGCATTACCAGGTACACTGGAAGAGAAGATGGCACCATATACATTTCCTATCATACAGAATTTAGAAGTATGTCAAGGAAAAGAACAAACAGATAAGATGTTGAAAGATGGGTTGATTAAAGTCATGCCAATTGAGGTTGCAAAAGGAGTTTCATTTATGAAGTCAGTTGTTATTGTTGATGAGTTCCAAGATATGGATTATGTAGATTTTAGAACAATCTTAACCAGGCTTGGAAAAAACAGTAAGATGATTTTTTGTGGATCAAAACAACAGATAGACAAGGCTATTGGAAAGAATAGTTGTTATTACAAAGTTGAGAAGTTAGAGAAAAGTAATTTAGTAGGATTTAAGACTCTAACAGCTAATCATAGAAATCCTATACTAACAGATATAATTAATTATTTGGAAAATGAGTAACATAAAAACGGCTAATCTCAATGTTACATTAAAAGATTTATTTTTTAGATGGTTAGATATAACTAAAGCCTTTCACAAATTAAATAATCAACAACAGAAAGTATTAGCTTTATTTTTATATTATCATTATCTTTACAGAAAGGATATAACAAATAATAAAATACTTTGGAAGATTGTATTTGATTATGACACCAAGATGAAGATTAAAGAAGATCCGATCTTTGACGAGGGGTTAAGTGACAATGCTTTAAACAATGTATTAACTATATTAAGAAAGAAAAAGATTATTGTTGATGGGCAGATAGCACCCCTTTTTATACCAGAGCTTGATGTAAAAAGTAAACAATTTAGAGTAATATTTAATTTTAATATTGTAGATAATGAGTAGACTTGATGAGGATAAAGTTAAATTACTAATTCATAAAATTGGATTAGATTATAAACTACAAGATGAGGTAATCAAAAAGATTGTTAATTCGCCATACAAGTTTACACGAGAAACAATAGCTAATTTAGATGTTAACCCTGAGATAACAGAAGAAGAATTTAATAAATTAAAAACAAACTTTATATATTTATATATTGGGAAGCTATATACCAGTTATGACATATATAAAAAATTAAAAAACCTTAATAACAAAAGATGGAAGAAAGAGTAAATTTAACACAAGATGATGTGTTAGACAAAATTGGGAGTTTTGCAGTTAAGCCTTTATTTAACAAAGCTATTGTAACTTTAAATAGTTTAGAACCAGATGGTAACTTAGTATTATCAGATAACACACTGTCAGATGTACAATATGTAATGGCAGTTGGTGATACAACATTTAAACAAGTTGTACCTGGACAAAAAGTTATTATTGACATTGAAAAGATGATGGTCCCTGTTAAGCAGGAAACTACAAATCAGTATGAGTCAGTAATGCAAATTAAAGTTGACCCAATTGAAGTAGATGGAATTGTGTATGCAATTATAGATGATAGAATGATTAAAGCAATTGATAATAGATAAAAAGATGAATTTAGAACAAGCAATTAAAATTATGGAGCAAGCTTTGAACGCTGCTTCTAAAGCAGGAGTATTTAATTTACAAGACTCTGCAACAGTGTATCAAGCATTAGCTACAATTAGTAATACATTAAATGTAGGAGGTGAAACTTCTTCACCAGAAGTACCGCAAACAAAGGTATCTAAAGCAAAATAATGAAATTATTTGAAATGAGAGATTTTAACCTCCAAGTTACAGAAGAAACTTGGGGGTTATTGCCTTTTAAGGCTATCTTAAAAAGAGACAAATCTAGAACAAAAGATACTGCTTTTAAAGAAATGCTTTTTATATATTATTACTCTGACATTAGGTCTGATTATATTTATATAGTTAATAACAAAGATAGAGAAAGGGAAATAAAAAAAGACATTGGACTACCTACGGATTGGACGATGGATAAAGTAATACAAGATGCAATTGCATATTATGAACATATGTCAATTAGTCCGATTGCTAAATTATATAAAAGCTCACTAAAAGCAGCAGATGATATTTCTAGATATTTGGAGATGACAGATGTATTATTATCTGAAAGAACTGCTAATGGTAGCACAGTTACTACATTAGCTACAATCACAGGTTCACTTAAATCAGTGCCTATTATTATGCGTGATTTAAAAGCTGCTTACAAAGAAGTAGTTAAAGAACAGATTGAATTAGAAGGAAGAGCTAAAGGAAGTAGAACATTAAACCCATTTGAAGATGGGTTATCATTTGAATAATATGAAAGAAATATACTTTAGAGAAGAAGCAAGAGAGAAGTTATTTAGTGGAATAAATAAGTTACATGATGCAGTAGCATCTACTATGGGACCAAGTGGTAAGACAGTAATTATTAGTGATATATACGGTCAACCACAAGTAACTAAAGATGGCGTATCTGTAGCTAAAAGCATTCAATTAAAAGATCCTGTAGAGAATATGGGAGCTACATTAATCAAACAAGTTGCTGAAAAGACAGCATTTGAAGCTGGTGACGGAACTACTACAGCAACTGTATTAGCAACTGCATTTATTAACAACTTAAAGAAGTTTAAATCTGTAGAAATTAATAAAGCATTTGATGAAATTATACCTGAGATACTTAAACAATTAAAAACAAACTCAAGAGAACTCAAACGTGAGGATATTAAATATGTTGCTAATATATCTGCTAATAATGATATACAAATTGGGAATACTATTCAGCAGGCTTTCAATCATTCTGATATAGTAAAGGTTGAAGAATCAAATTCTAATAATGATATACTAGAATTAGTTGATGGTATGCAACTCAATGTATCATACTTTTCTAAAGCTTTTGTTACAGATGACCGCAAGGCTGAATGTGAATTACTTGAACCATATGTATTATTAGTTGAAAATAAGTTAGATTCATTGAAGTCTTTTGAAACTGTACTTAATAGTATTGCTGCTAATGGTCAGTCATTGTTAATTATTACAGATCATGTATCAGAGCAAATATTAAAGCTACTTGAAACAAATGCTTTGTCAAAAAATCTTAATTTATGTGCAATTAAAACTCCTGGGTTTGGTCAGCATAGAAAAGATCTCATTAGGGACCTCTCAGACTTTACAGGAGCTGCTATTATAAGTGATCTTAGTAAGACACATGGATTCAATCAGTTTGGTAGATTAAAGTCTTGTAAGATCTCTAAAACTAATTCAATATTAGTAAAGCACGATGAGATAGATATTAAAGAATTAGTAGATGCATTAGGTGACTTATCTAAATCAAAAGACTTATCAACAACTGATAAAGATTTAATATTACAAAGGTATCAAAACCTATCAGGTAAGGTATCCATCATTAAAGTTGGCGGAGGTTCTGAAGTAGAGATGAAAGAACGTAAAGATAGATATGATGATGCTGTATTAGCTGCTGCATGTGCATTAGAAGAAGGTATTGTTAAAGGTGGAGGTATTGCATTGTATGATGCTGTACAAAAGGTTCCAAACAAGCATTTATTAACTACTGAGAGTGCAGACTTTGCAGTTGTTAAAAGTTTACTTGCTCCATATGAAACAATCTGTGATAATGGAACATGTATACCTGTTTTAAATGATGTGTTTGATCAAAATATCATTGATCCTCTTAAAGTAACTAGATGTGCTTTAGAGAATGCGGTATCTGTTGCTAAGACAATACTATCAACCAATACGGTTGTGTTAAATGAAAGACAATGGAATTAAATAGATTTCAAACAGAACTAACTGACGAACTAAAAGAAACAGTTCCAAGAGAAGTCTGGGATAATCTAATTGAATATATAGCTGGTGTAAAATTTATACAACGGCTGATAGCACCAGAACGTGTGCGGGGATTTGCGAAGGATCGACCAAAGGAAACAGAGTTCTACAATGATGGTAGAATTCAGGTCGATCTGACAAATCCTCATATTCTAGAATCATTAGATTATTTTAGACAACCTGCATTATTTTTTGAGAAAAATGGTAAATATACTAATATAATCCCAAACAGTAATCCAAAGTCAGAGTATGCTGAGTTTTGGAAAGAAGAACTAAGGAAATGGAAACATGGCTTAGTTAGAGAATCAGATGGGGAGTGGATTCCTGGAACATTATATTTCTATTGGAATTATAACCCTATCTGGTTAGTTGAGGCTGTAGGTAAAGTTTCTTCTAATAAGAAAACAAAAGGAGAAAGGGTACGTAAGTTTCCTAAACCTTGGCTAGGTGATTATTTATATTTTCATTACACACAACAAGCAAAAGATAATGGTAAACATGGTAAAATACTTAAAACTCGTGGTATTGGATTTAGTTTCAAGAACGCCTCCGAATCACCTAGAAATATGTATGTATACCCTGGTTCAGGTAATCCAAATTTTCATTTAGCATCTGATAAAACCTTTTTATCTGGTGATAAAGGAATCTGGGGTAAGATTCTGGATTGTTTAGATTGGGTTGCAGAACATACACCATTCTCTAAGATGAGAACTGTAGATGGTAAGAAAGCCATGGAGTTACAGTTAGGTTATAATGATGAGTATGGTAATCGTAAGGGATTATTATCATCAGTGTTTGGTATATCATTAAAACATGATCCAGATAAAGCTAGGGGTATTAGGGGACCACTTATTCACTATGAAGAAGATGGTTTGTTTCCAGACTTAGAGAAAGCTTGGAACGTTAATAGAAAAGCCGTGGAAGATGGGGATGTAGCTTTTGGATTCATGCTAGCTGGAGGTACAGGTGGTACACAAGGTGCTTCATTTGCTGGATCTGAGAAGTTATTTTATAAACCAGATGCTTATAACATATATGGCTTACCTAATGTGTTTGATAAAAACAGTAATGGTGAATCATTATGTGGATTCTTTTGGGGAGCATATCTAAATCGTAATAATTGTTATGATCCAGATAATGGTGAACCAGATGTAATCAAAGCAATGCTAGAGATCTTAACAGATAGGTTTACTGTAAAGTATGGGTCATCTGATGCTTCTGCTATTACACAGAAGAAAGCAGAGGAACCTATTACACCTCAAGAAGCTATTATGCGTACAGAAGGAACAGTGTTTCCTGTAGCAGATATAAAAGAATACCTTGAAAGTGTGGGACCTAGAAAAGAAAGTTTCTTAGCCGAGCATTACATTGGTGATTTAATTGTTAATAACACTGGTGGGGTAGAATGGAAACCTAATGCTGATAAATATCCTTTAAGAGCATTTGATTCATCTGAAACAGATAGAACAGGATGCTTAGAGATATTTGAGATGCCTCGTAAGAATGCTAATGGTGAAGTACCACGTGGTAGATATATTGCTGGTATTGACCCCATTGACTCTGATGCAGGTAACTCTTTGTTTAGTATATTAGTAATGGATACTTTTACAGATAAGATAGTAGCTGAGTATACTGGTAGACCTAAGCTTGTAAATGATGCATATGAGATTGCACTTAGAACATTAAAGTTTTATAATGCAGAAGCTAATTACGAGAGTAACTTAAAAGGTTTATTTAGTTACTTTGATGCTAGAAATTGCTTGCATTATCTATGTGATATACCTCAAATCCTTAGAGATATGGATATTGTAAAAGCTACTGGGTTATATGGTAACAAAGCTAAAGGTACACACGCTAATGCTAATGTAAATAGCTGGGGTAGACTACTTCAAGCAGAATGGATGAAGACAAGAATTAGTCCTGAAGATGAAGAAGATGAAAGATTACACTTACACCGAGTGAGAAGTATACCATATTTAGAAGAATGTATAGCATGGAATAGTGATGGTAACTTTGATAGGGTGTCTGCTGCTGGTATGTTGTTTATTTTAAGAGAAGATAGATATAAAAGAACTAACTCAATTAGAGAGAATCAACATAAGCAACAAAAGAAACTGTCTAACGATGCTTTCTTTAATAGAAATTTTAATAAATAGCTATTACTAAATAAGAAAATATATCAAATATGTTTTAAATCGTTTGGAAAATGGAACGAAATTTAGTATATTAGCAAGTTAATATAAAAAAATGATATGACTCCACGTATAAACAGTCTTATTTTACCAAGACAAAGGTTAGCTTACTCAAAGAAAGATCAAGAATGGCGTAAAAATAATCTTGATTATGCTGATAGACATTCGTTTTATAACAATGAAAGAGTTAGAAAAAGTCTTCAAAATAAAATTATTAATCTAAACATGTACAATGGTATCATTGATGTTAGAGATTTAACTAATGTAGTTAATCCACATCAAATTGATGCTAGCTTTGTACCAGATAATATACCTCATCACCCAATTATAGTTCCTAAGATTGATCTATTAGTAGGTGAAGAAGTTAAAAGAAGATTTGATTGGTCTGTTATTGTTACTAATCCAGATGCAATTAGTAAAAAAGAAGAGGATAAAAAAGCTTTCTTACAACAAAAGTTAACTGAGTTCTTTCAAGCAAGATATTCTGATGAAGAATTGAAAGCAAAGATGGAGGAACTTAATAAACATATGAAGTATTCTTGGCAAGACATTCGTGAAAAAACTGCCAATCAGATACTTAAACATTATAGTCAAGAACAAAGGTTTGATAGAATATTTAATGATGGATTTAAAGATGCATTGATATTTGCAGAAGAGATTTATCAATGTGATATTATTCATGATGAACCTGTGTTACTTAAACTTAATCCATTAAAAGTACACTCCGTGCGTGCTGGTAACTCAGATAGAATCGAAGATTCATCTATTATTATCATACAAGATCACTGGAGCCCTCATAAAATCATTGATGTATATCATGATGAATTGAAAAATGAAGATATTGATTATATCATGGAATATACTCAAACTTCTTCTAAAGGTTCATATGCTGATGATCAAAATAATCACGTATTGCTACGTGATGCTTTGAATACAGGAGTTGAGGGAATGTATGATACCATCTTTAATTTAGCTGAGTTAAATGGTCACTTCTTTGGTTCTAACTATACAGATGATACAGGAAACATTCGTGTATTAAAAGTATTTTGGAAATCACTTAAACAAATTAAGAAAGTTAAGTATTATGATGAGTATGGTGAAGAGCAATATAAAATTGCATCTGAAGAATACATTGCAGATAAAAACTTAGGGGAAGAAGTAACTTCTATGTGGGTTAATGAATGGTGGGAAGGTGTTAAAGTAGGTAAAGATATTTATCTTAATATTAAACCACGAAAAGTCCAATATAATAAAGTTCATAACCCATCTATATGTAGTCCTGGTATTATTGGTCAAATTTATAATACAAATCAATCTAAAGCAGTATCATTGATTGATAGAATGAAAAACTATCAATATATGTATGATGTTATTTGGGATAGACTTAATAAAGCTATATCTACTAATTATGGTAAAATCTTTGAATTAGATTTAGCTAAAATTCCTGAAAACTGGGAAGTAGATAAATGGATGCACTTTGCTGTAGTTAATAAGATTGCAGTTATTGATTCATTCAAAGAAGGTAACCAAGGTGCTGCTACTGGTAAATTAGCTGGTAGTATGAATACACAAGGTGGTCGTGTAATGGATATGGAAACTGGTTCTTATATTCAACAACATGTTCAGTTACTGGAGTTTATTAAAGCTGAGATGGGTGAGATTGCTGGTGTAACTCAACAACGTCAAGGTCAAATAGAAAACAGAGAAACTGTTGGTGGTGTTGAAAGATCTGTTAATCAATCTTCACATATTACTGAGTATTGGTTTATGCTTCATGAGCAAGCTAAGATTAGAGTAATGGAATGTTTCTTAGAAACAGCTAAGATTGCTTTAAAAGGTAAAAACAAAAAAGTACAATATCTTTTAGATGATCAATCTATTCAAGCATTGAATATTGAGTCAGAAGAGTTTGCTGATAATGACTATGGTGTTGTTATTACTACATCTTCAAGAACAATGGAACTTGAACAGATGATTAAACAAAATGCACAAGCATTCTTACAAAACGGTGGATCATTATCTACAATTATGGATATTTACTTTAGTCCATCATTAATGGATATGAGAAGACGTTTAGAAGAAGCAGAAGAACAAATGCATCAACGTCAATCAGAACAATCTGATCAAGCTAATAAGATTCAAGAGGCTAACAATAAAGCTACTATTGATTTAGAAAATAGAAAACTTGATTTAGAAGATATAAAAAACCAACGTGATAATCAAACTAAATACGATATTGCATTATTAGAATCAGAAGATAAAATTACTGATTTAAATGGCGATGGTATTGAAGATCCTTTGGAAAGAGAAAAATTTAATTTAGACATTGAAGAAAAAAGAAAATCATATATACTCAAAATGAAAGAACTTCAGAATGATATGAAGAAACATAAAGACAATGTTGAGTTAGAAAAAGAATCTCATAAGATAGCTAGAATGAAAAAGAAATAAAAAATAGCTATTACTAAATAGACAAAAAGCAAACAAAACTTAAAAAACGTTTGCTTTTTGTTTTAAAATATGTTATATTTGCAAACTTTATAAAATAGGGAGAAAATTATGGAAGAGAATGAAGATTTAATGTCAATCTTTGGTTCCAATATGGAACTAAATTTTGAAGGGTTCGACACTGGAGATAGTGACGAGCCAATTGATGGTGCAGATGATGCATCAGCAGATGATGATACAATATTAAAAGATAATCCTATCGAGGGTGATAAAGATCCGGAAGGTGTAGATGGGGAAGAAGATGATATAAGTGATGGTGATGATTCCAATGATGAATCTTCTCCCAATCTCTATTCTTCCATTTCAAATGTTCTTTTTGAACAAGGGGTCATTCCTTCACTTGAGTCTTCTGAAAATATTAAGACAGTTGATGATTTTACTAATGTTTTAAAGAAAGAGATTGATATTCAAACTCAAATTAGATTAGAGGAGTATTTAGCTAATCTAGATTTAGAAAAAATTGCATTATCAAGACAATCACAACTAGAATTAGAAAACATTGATGAAGATTATTTAAAAGATAATCTTGAAGTTGCTAAAGAAATTATTTATCGTGATTATCTTAATCAAGGCTTGTCTGAAGATAGAGCAAGAAAGATGTTACGTAAAACAGTTGATTTAGGAGAAGATGTTATTATTGAAGATGCACTTGAGTCAAAAGAAAGTTTGAAATCATTTGAAGCTCGACAAGAAGCTTTAGAGAGAGAACGTTATCAAGAAAACATTAAGTTGCAACGTGAGCAACAAGAACAAGTAGAGAATTCTATTAAAAATTATATTTTTAATTCTCAAGAAATTGTAAAAGGGTTACCTAATACAAAAGCTCTACAAGAAAAAGTATATAAAACAATGACTGAAGTTGTTTCTAAAAATCCACAAACTGGTGATTTAGAAAACAAATTTATGAAAGACCGTTCAAGTAATCCAATTGAGTTTGATACAAAAATGTATTACTTCTATGAATTAACAAATGGTTTTACTGACTTGGGTAAAATATCAACAACTGTAAACTCAAAAGCTGTTAAAAATTTAGAAAAAGCATTGAGAACAACTAAGTTTGAAGATAATGGTACTCCAGGTTATTTATCAGATCCAAATAGTTATAGTGGATTTGGTTCAGAACTTGTACTTTAAATAACAAAAACAAAAAATAAAAAATAAAAATTAATAATTAAATAATTAAATATGTCGTTAGGTAAGTTTGTAATGACCAAAGGTAAAGCTTGGTCAGGTTTGACTCTAAAAAATCACATTGGTGCAATTTTTGGAAGTCAGCCACAATTGGTTTCTCCATTAACAACTGTACTTTTGCAAAATTCAGGAATGAAAAACTTAGATACTACTTTATCTTTGTTTCCTGAAAAAGTATTAAATACAGCGGATGATTTTGTATGGAAAGTAGTTGGTAGTGATGAGAGAAACATTGCTCTTGTAGAAGCAAGATTTCAAGGTAGTACTGTAACTTCAGGTACAACTGGAGTAGGTATTGCACGTTCAAAATTCCAATTAGTATTTGGAGAAAAATGGTTTACTAAAATGCATGTAATTGCAGGACCTCGTCCAGATGTTTACCAAATTAGAATTTTAGATGAACCTTATGAAGAAGGGACTAACTATGTTTACGATTGTGAAGTATGGGGTGGTCAAGAATCATTAGCTGGTATCCCTGGGGATGAGTTAGTTGGTGGTAACCGTTTCTCTATCGAGTCTGCTTATTCTGAAGATGAGTTGTCAATCCAAGGTGCTGGTATTCAGTTTACTTCTCCTTATTTAATGAGAAACTCAGTTTCTACATTGCGTATGGAGCATAAAGTTTCTGGTGCTATGATTGATGCTAAAGTTGAGCCAGTTTATTTTGCTGGTATTGAAACTAGAGATCCTAACACAGGAAAAGTACACAAATCTGCTACTTGGATGCAAGAAGTTTACTGGCAGTTTGAAAAAGCATTCTCTCGTATTAAATCACGTACTATTATGTTTGGTAAAACAAACCGTGATGAGAATGGACGTTTCTTGAACAAAGGTAATGCTAACATTGAAATCAAAGCTGGATCTGGTATTCGTGAGCAAATGGAAGTATCTAATACTATTACTTACAACCGATTCTCAATTCGTCTTTTAGAAGATGTATTGTCTGAGTTGTCTGAAGGTAAATTAGATTTCACTGAAAGAAAGTTCATGCTACGTACAGGTGAAAGAGGGGCTGCCCAATTTAACCGTGCTTGTACTGCTGCTGCTTCAGGTTGGAAAGCTATCTTTGATAACACAAACCAAAATGCTGTAAAACAAGTTTCTTCTAAATTTAGTGAGAATGCTTACAAAGCTGGTTTCCAATTTACTGAGTGGGTTGCTCCTAATAACATTCACATTATGTTAGAAGTAGATCCTATGTATGATGATAAAGTTCGTAACAAAGTATTGCACCCTG